TATCCATTTCTAAAAATGTTTGTTTTAACATAGACAATTGTATTAAAGATAAGAAATTTATTATCGTACTCTAATTCTTATTTTTTTAGTACAATTACTATTAGGAGCACCGTGTCTTTTTTTCCATTTTCTTCGGGCTCTTTTTCTTTTGTCATAGACAATGCTAGACTCTACAGCAACAGACTTATCTGTTGTCTCATTTGTTATTTCAGTATTAGCTGAAGATGTAAATGATAATAATAATGCAAATAAAATAATAGTTGATTTCATGTTTTTAAATTTTAAAAGGTAAATAATTAATATAATGCTATAACTTCTCTATAAGTTTATAGTATCTGTTGTTAAAATTAGCTTTTACTTTCTTTATTTTTAAAGTAATTACTAATTGATTGACGTGTCTAATGATATCTATACCATTATGTAGTGTATCTTTCTCTACATATTCTATTATGTCTAATAGATTAGGACGTTTATTTTCTTGTTCTTGATAATGTAAAAAGCTTTTAATACTGTGTTGTATGATCAAACTATCTACATAGTTTATAATTTCACTCATAATTAAAAAGGTTTTAAAAATGAAGGGAACTCCGAAGAGCTCCCTATACTAAATTGATTATCCTACAAGTGCTTGTGCAACTGCGTCATCAGTAGATGTTACTGTACTCTTTCTAGCAGTATTCTCTAAGAATGTATGCTTTGCAGTACCAGGTACAACATCTGATTTTACGAAGATATAATCTCCATCAGATGATAGAATGAAGTCGCCGTCTTTACCTGCACGTTTAGCACGTGTGTCTAGATTAGCAAAATCATACTCATCTCCTTGAGTTGTTTCTGTAATTTGAATATGTAAATCCTGTCCTTGTATTGATGGATTAAGAAGGTTAACCTCCATTGTATCTCCCTCATTAACTAAAGAACTACAGTCAATATCCAATGCAGCCTTGATATCACCAGCCTCACCTGAATGCCACGCATATCTAGGTTTACCTTGGATAGCAAATCTTTCATCAGATTTGTTCAGTATACCTACAATAGAAGTAGGTCTTAAATTAGGATTTGCAATTTTCTCTGCAAACATTAGTTGTACTTTTCCTCCTTTTACTTTTTTTGCGTTAAGGATTACGCATTCGTTTTGATTCAATTCGTCTAGATTCATCTTTTTTAGATTTTAATTTAGATTATAGTATAGCTTTCTTTTATAGCAGACTTGTCAGTTCGGCACATTGCATTCTCTATTATCTGACTTGGAGAGATGGTAACTGCCTAGTAGTAAAAGTCTTACTAACTGTGGAAAGCGGATCACAGTTAGTATTGTTGATTTTATTGGTTGTCTGAACACATAGGTAACAGACAAGTAAATATTATAACGCATATCGGAAAGAATATTTGATATGTTATAGGAAATTCTTTTACTGCTGATACAAATGTTAATATTAAAAACATTATCACAAGAATAAAACAAAAGAATAATGCGGATGTAAAGAATGATTTCTTCATGATAAATAAATTAAAAGGTTAATAAAAAAAGCAGTTTGTCTACATGCTTAGGTATACGCTGTTGCCAATATAATTACTGACTATATGTAAAACTTGTTACAATTTACAGCCTTTCTAATTCGTTAGGTCTATTTTAGTATAATGCTATAAAGAATTAAATGATATAGTTCTTTATGTTTATGATTTATGTGATAAAAGGTGTGATTAGAGTTATGAAGCATCATTACTTTATCGAAAAGTTTATGTAAATATAGTATATAGTTAATACTTTACTTACCATAGTTTAGTAACGGTCGATGACTGTGCTTATTTTACTAACATATGCTGTCGTTGACCGTGCTTTCTTTCTACTTTATTGTTTGTGCTTGGCTACTTTATTAATTATGCTTAAAGAAAAAAAAGAGAGCCTAAGCTCTCTTAATATTCTACAGGACATCTGTCTGAACAATGTAAATAAAGTACAATAGATCCTGTACTACTTCTCATTACAGTAAAACTACTTTCAACAAAATGATGTCTTCCATAGCATACTTCTCCACCTTCTTCACCAATTGTGTATACAGAGTATTCTGCTACACCTTTTAGAAGACATTTATTTTTAGGAGTATCTTTCTTTAAAAGTTCTATTCCTGTTATTGTAAATTCTCCTAAACATTCAACATTGTATGCAACAAGTAATGATTTAGTTACAAATAATTCTACAACAGTTAATTCAGACGGATCTTCATAAAGTAATCTTTGTCCATCTCTTCCTGAACAAACAACATATTTAATTTTATTGATAATGTCTAAAACATTTTCTTTTGTAGTATGTATATTTTCAACTTCTTTTTTAGCGGAGAAGTCGTAACTAATAAATAAATTTTCCATTTTAAATAATTTTATAGTGTGAATAAAAAGAAGAGAGCCCGAAGGCTCTCGTCTGTTATGCGTAGTGTAGCATCTTCAGTGTAGCTACGTTGCCGTTCTTGTCAGGCTCAGTAGTACGTGGTGTACCGTCTTCATTAAGCATATCAATGAAAGAGTAACCGTCAGGTATCTCAAGAGTATCTCCCTCGGAGAGGTGAGCTACTGCTTCGCGTGGTACGTAGCAAGGTGTCGCTTGAAACACGAAAGGGTTAGCTTTGATTAATAGTAAGGCACTCTTAGTGCCTTTGTTGGAGTGAAAAATAGCTGTTGCCATAATTAAAAAGTTTAAATTTTGGAGCGGGGCACTATTGCCCATCCAAATATTAGTAAGGGTCGTTGACTTTGCTGGTCTCTATTTAAACACTCTCAAAAAATTTTCTAAAAAAAATTTTATAAAAAAATTATGCTATAGTCATACTTGTTACAGTTACTGTTCCTCCTGCTCCATTAACAATGCCATTAGGAAACGGAGTAGCAATTTGATTTATAGTATTTACATATTTACTCTGAGGACTTGTATTAGGATTATGTGACTGTGCTATTTCATTTGCTAAGAAATCAGATACGTCATTATTGTTTGCAGCCATAACTGCACTTAATGTTAGTACGATAGTTCTTCCTCCTTTGTACCAGATCTTGACAGTTTGTGTAGTAGCCATTTCTACAGCCGCTACATCTTTAGTACTTATGAGAGATCTTGAAGTAGATGCTGTTAGATAGATGCTTAAAAATTTTTCTTCCATGATATTGATTATAAGTTATTAAAGTATAAAGATAAGTAAAATGTATAACCTAAAAGGTTTACCTTATAGTATAAGTTACTGTTACGTTCATGATAGTAATTAGAGTTAACTGCCTGGCGTTAAAGATATTGTGAAAAAACGTACTATCATGTTTGGTTGGCTAATACTATCACGTTTATGATAGTACTGACCTAACACCGTATAATAGTCAGACTATCATATTTGTAACAGTAGGCCCTGTAAACTATTTTAATTATGCAAGAAAAATAATAATTTTTTTTTATTTTTTTTATTTTGTAGGGCTTATACATAAATATTTATATATTTGTTGCTATAGTTATGAAGTTATCCAGTGTTTTTATTTCTTGTTATACCTGGTAACGACTTTTTCATAATGTTTAGTTTATAGTGGTTGAACCCTTCTAAGAAATTAGGAGGGTTTTTTTGTAGTAAAACAAAGACTTACTATCATTTTTTGATATTATTACTATTATATTTGTAACAGTAAGTAAACTTTTTTATATTTGTACTATCAATATTTGATATAAAATTATATATTTGTAATGTTTAAACGAAGAAAACGAAAAGTGATAACAGTTTATTTAGATACTAAGGAAAGCATTTTATTAAAGTCTAAAGACAGAACTTTCCATGTATTGTACTACATATTGAGACAGACTGATATGGAAAAACATATTTGGTATGCCGATAAAGTACATAAAGAAATTATTATGGATAGACTTGAGATATCACCTGTGACATTAGATAAACATATTAGCTCTCTTAAACAACGTAGATTAATAATGATCACATCTGTTAGAGGGAGATATAGATTAAACATGCAAATTTTTTCAACATAGTAAATAATAAATAACAAATAAAATGGCAAAAGAAAAAACAACAACGGCTACTGAGGTGAAAGGAGAAGAGAACCAAGAAACAGTAATGCCTAATGAAGAGAAAGTTTCTCTAAAAGATTTATCTCCAGAAGAATTTGGAGCTTATAGAAAAATGCAACGTGATGCTTGTGGAGCAGCGATTGATAAGTTATTAACTGAGTATGAAACGGACTTGACTGCAAGAGTAATTGTAGGAGCAGATGCTGTTATTCCTCAAGTGTTTTTAATAGATGCAAGACCAAAAGCTCCTATTCAAGAATAAGGATCTTATTTATTTATTTAATAAAGAAGAGTCTTTACAAGAAACTATTAAAGAATATTGTATTAAGAAAAATATAATAATAGAAACAAGGTATCTTATAGGAGACTCTGATTTATATACACTAGAAATTAGAATAATATCATGAAAGCAAAACAACAAGCAGATCAATTATACAGTATTATAGATGCTGTGTTTGACGGGGTAAACAATTCTCAAAAAAGACAAGGAACAGGGAAGATGTTTACTTACGAATTAAAACCTATAATAGATCTTAAAGACAAAGATGCTCTGGCTCAGTATAATTTTACTATTAAATTAAGAGAACCTGCACATCCAGAAAGAGAACTACAAACTATTCCATTTACAAAACCTAAAGATTATGATAAGTTTAAAATGGAAACTCAAGTACTGATGGCAGTGTTAAC